AAAATCGTTGTTCTTGTTTCTCAGTCATTAGAACCACTCCTGGGGGGTCCATGTCCAGTGCGGTCCGGGCTTCAAGCGGTGATACAGACGGCGCACGCCAATGCGATAACAAAACCTGAGAAATGTAAATGACAATTAAAGATAGTTATTGAGTCAATTGATTAATTAAAGTTTGGAAATTTAATATGGAAATTTGTAATTAGATTAAATTGAAGTAAATTAAATTAAATTAAATTAAATTTAAGTGAACAACGATCAATTTTACCAAAGGAACATGAATGTTACATTTATAGCCAATTGGGTATCTCCTTACAAACAAAAGAATATGCAAATTTAAGCTAAAGCTAAAGCACAAAGCGGAATGGTTGGTTAAATATCTAAAGCAGCATGCATGCAATTGACACGGTCTAAGTCCTACTATCGTGCCGGGTCATCTTCCTCCTTGGGCGATACTTACGTGAAATAGGTGGAGCAATGACACCATAATACGATATCTGCATCAAAGTGCCTGTTCCCTGCGGTCCTTTCATGTTGTTTCCCATCAAAATGCTGACTGCCTGGCTTAATGTCAAAGGAATTCCACCATGAGTAAGCATAGGACCGAAGGCTCCGTTGCGGTACTGAGTTGGCACTCGTTGACGCTCCAGCTCCTCTCTGATCCAATGCGGGGTGTAAGAACTCGTGCACACATACAGTCCTAAAGTGCGTATGGTATAGAGACACCGCCTTTGCACATGATCCATATAGTCAGTACTCTCAGATTGACAGTAAGTACAGATATTTCCAGTGCCATTGGGAACCAATCCAAGCTCAGCCAGTCGCAACGATTCGACATGTTCTCTACCGACTATACGATGAACCATATACCTGTAAGGTTTGCTGAACTTTATTGGGGCATGTCTAGGAGTTGGAGCCACAGAGACAGTAGTAGTGAGAAGATGGTCAACACTCTGATCATACACTGCAATCCAACCATTCCTGTCATGAAACACAGTCAGGATGTACTCACCATCGTATAGGATGTAATCTCTAGCACTCTCACCCTCTACGCATATCTTCTTCATGTCACAGATTGACAGCAGTCTCCTGAGCGCCACGAACCGCGGCTGCTTGGCTTGAAATAGCATGGTAATCCACTCATCATTACTTCCCTCTCTACGAGACCCACTATTTACAGCGTCAGTAAACAGCTCCTGAGCAGTAGGCACAGTCCTCTTATCTGTCTCAACTGCATCACAGAAGTCAGCGGTAATAGCATCACGCAACATACGTTTCATCCAAACCTTCTGCAATGCAACAGTCCTTCCACTTCCGACGTACCATATACCAACAAATTCGAGGGGGTTGTAGACTAAGTAGACTGTCTTGTCTTGTTGTACACCACCTTCATGACTAAGTCCTGAGAATGTCCGGAGTATGGGCAGTTTAACCAGGGTGCAATTGTATGGGTCAAGAACAAAGACATGGGGCCAATCACATCTATTTGTTTCAATCCGGGATATGCGCCTGCATGGTATGTTGGCATTCCTTAACTTTGACAAGCTGGGGGCGGGATAGAATTCAAACTTGCTGGTTGGTTTTCCGAAGGAGTCCAATTGCACAGTCTGTACGTCGGATTCGTCTGTCAGGTCTAAAGCTCCAGATACATTCAGGGGTTGGTACTGATAGTAAGGCAGTAGTCCGGCTTGCAGAAGTGTAGGCAGTAGGTCATGATGTGACTCTGCGTCACCAGGATGCATCACTCCGCTCTCATCAGGAATTACATTCTGTCCGATATACATGCCACCTTTCACTTTCCTGACTTCAAGTCTAGCAGTACGGGCATTGTAGATCCATCCTTGGTGCACTGCTTCATCAACAACAACTACATAGTAAGGTCCCTGTCCTTGCTCAACAACGAGAAAGCCTCGGAGTAATGAACCGCTCTTGAGTTGTTCATGCATTTCAGCAACTTCTTCCGTGGTAGCGGAAAATATGTCGCGGTGCGGGGCATTTTGGGGAATCTGAAAAGTTCGACTACGATCCATTCTAAGTTCGTGCTATACTCGTTGATCACGGCAATCCACCTGCAGAGAAATTTAT